TAAAGTTCGTTTTCGACAAAATGATTGAGTATCGAAACGAAGCTGGCGATGCGTACAAAGAGTTGTGTACCTCTATCTCCAAAATCGTTGGAAAGAATTTTCTTCGTGCTGCAATATCCAATATTGCTAAAGCAATCAACTGGGTCGTGTTTAATAATCACGAGGCGATGATAAGGAATAAGGAAGGCATTGAAAGCAAGATGAAGGAGCTGTTTAGTGCAGAGAAGACTATCGCGATACTTATCAATGACGGATTCCTCTGCTCTTATGACGGTGTGATTGATTATCTCCGTAAGAAATGGAGCGAGAAGTGGACACCAACTGAGTTAACAACAAAGCAAGCGGTATGAGGCGCGTCTATTTTGAAAACTGGTTGTTAACAAAACTCGGTTTCAGGTTCATTGAGACCGAGCATGGAATGAGAACATACGCAAAGTATGATGGTGAAATCTGCGGTCATAAGGTTGATAGAATGGAGGTAGCTACGTCCATGCACTATATTCAAATATCATACAAGATTTGTAATAAGCATTGGGTATTCTGGAAGACCACGTGGACCAAGGGATGGCTTGCAAAAGCAGAGGACGTTGATAGTATTTTCAAAAAGTTCTTTGAGGAAAATAAAAAAGAGATTAACAAATACATAAAAAAGTCGGGATTATGAAAAATGAAACAAAGTTAAAGAAGGTGATAGCGTTCTTAGAAGAAAACAACATCAAGTATAGGCAGCACAAGAATGTATGGTTCGGTCATAGTGATATTTTTCTTCCTGATACAAGAGTTGCAATCAAGATCGACGGAGAAGATAGTATTCGTTTCTATGATACGCACAAGAGAAGTTGTTTCCCTGTATTCATACGTGAAGAAGACACTCCTAAATTTGTGATAGAAAAGGTCCAGAACACCATCATTAAGTCTATGACAAAGCAGCAACAGTACTTAATGTACAAAGAGCGAAAAGAAGAGAATAGACGCCTCAATGCCGAGCAGATGAAGATATGTGCTGCACGTAAGGCTGCAAAAGCGGCAAGGTTGGCGAAGAAAGAGGCAGCTAAAGCAGCAGGGATGACGAAGAGAGAGGTAGGTAGGAAAAGAAAAAGGTTTATAGTGAAAGAAAGATAACACATGGCGACAAGTGAGAAAGAACGGAGCGTGCTTTTTGCAAGTAAAAGAGTACAGGCTCAACTAAATGCGACAACACACGTAACAGACATTCTTTGGAAGACAGCAGAGAATATTGTCAAGGCCGCAAGAAAATACAGACCATACTATCAGAGCAAGACAATATCTGATGTTGAGCGATATGAAAAAGAGGCTGTACAAATCGCTATCAAAGCAGAAAAGGCTATTGAGAAGTATGTTGAAGCCTATTCTATGGCAAGTGGTAAGATATTGGGGTTTGATGCAAAAGACCTTGTTAATAATTACCTGAAAAAGGAAGTGTTTGGCAAAACATACATACAGCGCAATAGTTCGTATTTACATGATTTCGCTAATGATGTTGTTAGCTTGGTAAAGGCTGGTGTTTCATTACGTTATGATGAAAACAAAATCATTGGTGCTGTCAGAAAGTCCTACAAAGACCCATATAATAACTCTGTCATGACAAAAGCTTCACGTGAAGGTAAATATGCTATGGTTATGCCACACAGAGGGCAAGGTGTTTATGCAGCTTCCTATGAGAATATCATAAGAAACGTCCAAAACACGATAAACCTATCGTGGGGACAGGTAGAAATCGAGTATGGTAGGTCAGTAAATGCGGTTGGGTATAGGACGTATAGAAATTCGTCATATCCTTGTGACATCTGTGATGAGATTGCAAGTCGTCCACATCGTATGAGTGAAGGAATGCTAATCCCAGCGCATCATCGGTGTTTATGTGGGGTTGAGTTTTTGTTCAACGAGAAAGCTCTTCCAAATGACGATACATAGAATATGTAGTGCTATTTGTATAGTTTTATTTGTTGGTAAAAAATATAACTGAAACAAAGAATGGAACAAAAACGTAACAATGATTGTGTGATATAACTGTCAGTATATGTGTATTTTACGGAGGTTTATTTCGTTGCTTTGAAACAAAAACGAAACAAAGAATGAAACAAAGAATACCACATTTTTTGTAAATATATCTACTCATAAAAGTAAAAATACCCAGTAAAGAATTATATCTTACTGGGCATTTTTCTTATTTATTTTTTATGGATGTTTTTACCATTCTGAAATATCAAGCAATCCTTACATGATGTAGGATAATTGACAGGTATGAAGTAATGGATTGTGCTATCCTCCTCCTTTATCTCATCCTGTTTGATACGCGCATAATCGGCAATCTTTGCTGTAATATCAATCCATTCCTTTGACGAAGCCTTTGTGAGTGCTCTTGCTTTCAGAAGGTCGGATAAAATCTTTTCCTTCGATGTTGCCTTTGCGAGGTCATCGGCAGACATATCGTCTCCTTCACCTCCTCCGTTTACTTTCTTTATATCGGCAATGAACTTCTGCACTCCATCAAGTCCTTCGAGCTTCTGTTGCTCCGCTTTAAGCCGACTTTTATCCCACGTCTGTCCAGTATTCTGAAAAGCCATATTCCAAGCATCATTGATACCAATTCCTGCTGCTCTCATCGCAGCATAGCAAAGGTATTCGGCTTTTGCTAAGCCGTACTCCTTTGCCTTGCGCTGTAATGTTTGTGTGAAGAGTATATCGCTCATAATGTGCTACTTTGTTTTTAGAGAATCCCAATTGTTTTCACCTAAGAAATTCCTATTTTTGTCCCACGTTTTTCCAGATTTATTGGGTCTGCCTTTTTTACCACCCTTTGGCTGATTGAGGTCGCTACCACCCTTACCATGATTAATTCGTGCAGCGGCTTCTTCCTGCTCAATATTATTCTCTGTTTGGTTATCCTGTACCTCGAGTTGGGTGAGCAAATCCATCTGTTGCTTCTCTTTTTCTTCCAAAATGATGCGTGCATACTCATCATTCTTAGGAAAGTCTGGACAACGCTCGGAGGCAGTCTGTCGTGAGATAAATTTATTTTGAACCGCCGTTGCTAAATTTGTAATGATTTCTGTCGAGTTACTATGTATGTACGGCGAAATCCATGCGTTAACGGGAAGTTCTGAATATGTCGCAGTTTGATTTTCCTCAAAGCCGATACCAAACTTAACCATCTTTGTAAGCATGTCAACGAACGGCTGCAATAGCTGTGCATCGTTCATGGCAATTTCAAGTGCAGGAGAATATAGCAATTTCAATGCAACGCCTGGTAAATCTCCAGATTTCAACTCTGGCGGTTTCACAGTGAATGACAACTCATAGATAAGGTCATACGACTTATTAAGTTGTGTCGCGAAAGCGTTTGAAGCGTCCGTGCCATTAAGGAATCCTGCTTCTGCGTCCTTATCGTTCATTGTAACGACTTTTGCAGCACCGTTGCTATCGCCAATAACACTAATATCATCACCAGATCCCTTCATGTACATGATAGGGAACGCATACGCCTTATTATTTTCGCATAGATGAGAGAACGCTTCCTCGTAGTCCTCAATATTCTTCTGTACGGCATGCCAACATGGCCCATCCTCATTGCGTACATAAGCAACAGGAAGAAATGGGAACCCATGTGGCTTTTTGGTAATGAGTTTAAATCCATCAAGGTTGAATATCTTTTTGAGAAATGCAGAAACACCGCTTTCCTTCACACCACGCTTGTAACGATAGATATTTACGTCATCCCAGACCTCAACGTATTCTGTCTTTTCTATGCCGTCATCGTCATAGTCGTAGTATTTACGTGCAAATAGTTCAAGTTCGCCTGTAATAGAGTCGAAATGGGGATAGAGTGTGTCACCATTCAGATAAGATAATGACTTTGCACCAAACTTGCCATTATTAAAATAGCCTACCACGGCAGCATCGCCTGTAATCATTAGTGAGCGGATAGCTTCAAAGTTTCTTATCTCCATGTTGGAAAGCAACCAACACTTCTTGAATTTGATAAGATTCTTTTGATATTCTTCTTCTTTAGATTTATCCAATGCACCGTCAGCGATTTCAAACTGAACATCGTTTCCTGTGAGGTGAAGGATATGCTTTGTTGCGATCACCTGTTGAAACGCAAACGATGTTCGAGTGATTGGTTGTTTGTACCACTTTTCCGATTCTGGGTCTTTTTTGTAAATGTCTGGATATTTCGTTTCGTCAAAGATAGCGTGCGCCGATGGATAGTATTCACGTAAGAAGTCCGCTTGTGTCATAACAATTCTATACAAGTGGTCCTCTGGCATAGTTATGTCACTTGCATCGTCCCTTCTTTCCTGTATGTTGTGCATCATATACCCCTTTGGCGTAACTCGCCACCATGGTTTCTTTGTCAGCACCTCTCTGTAATTTACTGTTAAATCATCCATAATCCTTTTACCTTTTTATGTTTCTTTTTTGTTAGTCTGAATATTTCGATATAGAACCAGCTCTCCCAGAAGTCTGGAGAATGCCCGACGTATCTTTTTGCAAGTTTTTTGGGAAGCAGCTTAAACCCCTTGTCAGAGCCAGTCTCGTCACGTCTAAGCGACTTTCTCTCCTTCATCAGTATTTGTCTAAGTGGGACATTTTTGAAGCCATTACCGCTAAACTTTCTATCAAGCAAAGCAGGCTCAATAGATATTCCTCTTTCCTTTATTTCTGTGTAGAACATAAAGGCGCACTGCGATTTTAAGTCCTTGTATAAATACTTAATACCTTCTTCCTCTTTTCTATCAAGAGCAATTGGCGCAGCTTGGTTGTTAAATGGCACAGCGTTAGGGAAAAACCCCTTGAAGTATTGCCCAATACCTTGCATATCATATGTAAAATTGCATTCCTCTACTCCCCACTCGCGCAACTTTGACTGTACGACCGACACTATTGTTTTTGAGTCAAGACGCATAACAATCAAATCTTTCGTGTGCCTCCCAATCCAGTGCCACATGACAAAGTTATCACCACCAGTAAATGCAATGTCGGCCGAGGCGCGATGTACTTCGTCACCAAGTTGTATAGTGTTATTGAAAATACCCTCCAAATCCTCGATCTTCACCATATCATCTCCGGCAGCCTTCCAATTCCAGTTAGCTTCAAGGTCACGCATACGCTGCTCCTCGTCCTGTTGTGCAAGGTTGGCAATATACGAAGCGTCTGTACTAATAAGCTTTATGTTCTCAGAAACATCTGCCCGAATAAAAGTTACAGACTTTATAAATATATCGAGCTTTGTGTAACCGAGTTCTTCATAACTATCCTTCCAAAGAGAATCAATAAGTTCTGAGCATTGCTCATATACTTCTTCTCTTGTGTTCCCCCAAAAAATAGAATCAGGCGTATCTCCGTCCATAAAGCAATATCGTATCTGGCAATCTCTTTCTGGAATAATATAACCTTCTTCGTCAACCCACCAGTCAATAAACTTTCTTACCCAACTTTCTGGGTCAGGATTACACGTTATCCAAAACCTATTCCTGATGTGAGAAGCATTACGGTTATTTGTTAAGAGATACTTGAATTTCCTATACTCAATCTGTGTTCCCTCGTCAATAGCAATGTAAGCGTATTGTCGCCCCTGAAATCTATTCTTGAAATCTTGATAAGCACCTGCGTAGTATGAGAACTTCAACCAACCTCCATTTTGGAAATTCCAAGTCATATCATTCTGTGACTTATTGTATATGCCAAATTGAGAATATACTTTATAGGAATCTGAGATTAGGGAGTCAAGGTCATTTTTTTCTTTTCGAAGTATAAGTCCATGGAAATCCGGATTACGAATATCTTTGAGGGTCTCCATAAGGGCTGAGAAGGATTTTGAACCACCTCTCGAGCCTCCTATTATCTTAATATCAGCGTCTACCGACAGTATTCTTTCTTGCGCTCCCTTTTGTGCAATGATTTTTAATTTATCTGGCGACTTACGGTCAGCATCACGCAAGAACTGTACGTATTCCTGTGTATAAACCTTATCACCATTATGTAATGTTAATCCTGAAAGTTTTTCCATCCAACCGAAACAGTATAAATATACAATATTATTTGCAAAAATATACATTTTTATTTGGAATATTCATTTTTTTTACATATTTTTGCTCTCAGATTGTATATATATTCAAATATTTCGCAGAATGGCGCAGTGGTAGCGCAGTTGTTTCATAATCAACAGGTCGAAGGTTCGATTCCTTCTTCTGCAACGATTAATCAATAGGATAACGCTAATGAATAGAGAAGAACTCAGAGAATTAGTAACAAAAATTTTGGGAAGCACCCAGTTGAAACTTAGCGAGCGTACCATCAACGAAGAACTTGATGACGTTTTAGGTGATTTTGGAGACAACGAGGAAACAAATGCCAAGTTGGTCGAAAGAGTTGCAAACCGATTGAAGCGAATGGACGGCAATCTCCATGCTGATGTCTCGAAAGAGGTGAAAGAGTATAAGGAGAATGCTGAAAAGAAGCTGAAAGAGGGAAGTGAAGGCGGTTCTAAGAAAAATGAGAGTAATGATAGTAGCGAAAGCGAAATCATGAAGGAATTGAAAAACCTTAGGGTTGAACTTGATGAGGAACGTAACGCACGCAAGAAAGAACAGGCCGAGAGAGCGAAGCACGCTACAATGGATTCTGTCAGAAAAGGTCTTAGGGAGAAGTTTGAAAACGCAGGTTTGAAATTCAACGACTTCTTTGCCAAGTCCGCCCTTTCAAAGCTCGAAATTCCGAATGAGGATGTCGATTTAAAATCTCTTGTTGAGCAAGCGGAGAGGTTGTACAATGCAGACATCAAGGAAGCTGGTGTTGAAATCGGTAAGCCCCATGCAGGTGGCAATGGTGCTGGCAAGGAGGAAAAAGAAGACTGGAGCGATGTTGGTAACATCGTTGGACGACACAACCCAAAGACCGAATAATAAGTATTCAGTTTAACAATTAACATTAATCAAAGATGACAGAACTTGATTTTTATCAGCAAAGGATTCTCAATGCAGGAGTTTTCCAAGGTACTGTACTGATTCAGGCTCATGGCGAGATTGGCGGCAGTCGCAACGTATTCGTTAAGTTGCAGTCAAGCGCAAAGAACGGGTTGGTTTACCCAACAGTCGGTGGAGTTCTCGTAAATCCTTTTAAGGGCAATGCAAAGATTTATGCAGGTGACCTTTTAGAGTACAATCCGGGTATCGAAGGTGATACAGGTGCTACTATTAAGATTATGAAGACTTATGAGGTAGCTAAGGCTGCTTCGACAACCGAGGTCCTCATTAAGCGTGACGGATTCCGTCATATCCCATTCGTGGGTGATATTCTCATGGTTGCGCCAAACACTCTTACGGGTACAGGTACAGGTGTTACTGTTACCGCAGTTGAAGCAACGAAGGACAACACCGCAGGTGATGTTTGGAAGCTTACTGTTAGTGCAGCCGTTACCGCAGCTATTGGCGCAGTCCTCGTGGAAGCAGACAAGGCTGGCGCAGGTGCTAAGGCTATTGTAACTAACCCTAACTGCTATGCACCTTCTGATTTTGATTTCGCATACAACCCTGCAGCGACAAACAACGACTTCGAGGGTGCACGCTATCTGTTCACCCCATGTCTTGCTAACGAGAGTACTGTGCTTTACAAAGCAAAGATGTCCCCAATACCAGCAAGTGTTCTCGCACTGAACACAAGTAAGGTCGCAGGTTGGTTCTCACTCTAATGTTTCACACTTAAAAGGTATAACGAAATGGCAAAATACAATTTTGAAGATTCAAGATACGCTAAGTTCTTTGCAAGTCCAGAGAACAACCGTTTCTTGCAGTCATTCCTTGATAATAGTGCTTTGTTCTACACTAACTATGGTTGGTACAAGACACAAGGTCGCAAGGCAGCCGCAGAGACACCGAGCAACGCCGATGGTACTGCCACTTTCATGGTGAAGTCGCGCAAGTTGCAGGCACCATACTTGATGGACCTTCGCGCTCCTCTTGGCGACAGTAACCAAGGTGACGACTCAAACGAGAAGTTCTACACTGCGCCAATTCCAGACTTCATTGGCAAGAGCATTGTAGAAACAGCGTCTGAGCGCGCCTATAAGATGAAGATGTTTGAGCAGTTTGGTAATGATGCTGAAATCGTTGCAACTTACGTTGGTAAGTTGCAGGATAAGTTCAATGCCGTAGACGCTACAATGAACTTTATGACTGCTCAGTTGATGACAACTGCGAAGATTGACTACACTGGTATTGGTCAGGGTATTCAATTACCGCTCCATAGAGCAGAAGTTCCAGAAGGCAACTTCCTCAAGGCAGGTAAGAAGGCTTGGGCTGACGCAGACTGTAATCTTCTCACTCAGATGCGTGAACTTGAAGCTAAGGTTCGTAATCAAATGGGTGATTATGCTGGTCCTATGTTATGGCAGATGACCCGTAACGATTTCTACAACGTCTTCTTGAAAAACAAGGAGGTTCGCGCTTTCGTTTCAGATTTCAGAAAGTTGAATTATCTTGCATCAACTCAGGAAGTTCCTGTTGTTGCTTCTGAATGGAACAAGGCTGTTGTTGACTTGGAGGGCGTTTCTCCTATTGAGATTGTTTCTGAGCAAGAGCACAACAAGACTCATACTAAGGAAGAGGTTGTAAAGGGCTGGTCTGACGGCAAGGTTGTTCTTCGTCCGGCTGGTGATGCAGTTGAGTTCCAGTACAAGGAAATCCTTGATGAGCAGATGATCAAAAAATTTGGTGCAGATTCTATCAGTACTGTGTTTGGTCGTGGTAATGACGGTTTGTCTCTTGTTGTCAACTCAACTATGGATAACGGACGTTTCAAGGAGTGGCACACTGACGTTATGCTGTCAGCTTGTCCTGCTCTCATCGAGTTCCCTAACCACTACATCATCGACATTAAGACAGCAGACTAATGTCGTAACAGTTAAATTGTAATTGTATGGATTCAGTATCAGAAGTAGAAAAGACCTACACGATTGAGGATTATATCCTTGCAAAGGTTAAGTTTGAAGTGCCTGTTGATGCGCTATATCCAATTTTCATTGACAGAGGGTTTGAGAAATCAACTCCAATCATTGATTGTAACATGGATAAAGTTCGACTTGCATACGCTGACCTTTTGAAATGGATGGTTCTTGGCCCAAGTAAGGTTAATAACACTTCTGATACTGATAATGGATGGACTCACTCGTCTGGCGGTTATCAGCTTACAAATGATGACATTAAGGAGTTGAAAAACGAAGCTAATGCCATTTATAAGGAGCTGGAGCCGTCTTCTGTATTTGGAAGAAAAACTACTTTCAGTATGAATAGTGGTGGGATAAAGTGTGCCAATTATGACTTGGCAGGCAATCCTCTTCCGCATATCATTCGATAAACAGGAAGATTATGAGAAAGGAAGTTATAAGCAATCCTCGTTATCCCCACACGATTAAGATTGTGCGCATCTTGGAAGAGGTTGTTCCTGTTGAAAACGCAAGTGAGCTTGAAGATGAGGACCCATTTGCTTCAAATGACACTTCCACGCCTCAAACCAAGACAGAGCGAAAAGAGGTAGTTCTTTATGAGGGATGCGGACGTTCGTTCACAGACACGACAACCAATGGCATGGGTAAGGTTGACATAAACAAGAGGAAGGCTTCGATTCCTGTCAGATATGACAAATGGGAAGCTGGCAAACTGCCTCTTGATGGAGATACAATCTATGCTACCGTTGGAAACAACACAGAAGAAGGTCGTGTTCGCGATTGTGAGCCTGATAATGATAGAACGATTGTTTACTGGGAATTAGTGAGAGTTTAACGATTATGGAAAGTTTAGCAGAGCAATTTCAAAAGAGAATTTTCAAGCCATTCAACGCATACGCGGTTGAAAAGGCGAAGCAGGTTGTTGATGCTATTACTGTTGAAGCTGTTGATATTGCTATTGCTAAACATAATCCAATGAGCGAAAACGACTTTTATGACATTACTGGTAACTTGTTTACCTCAATCAGTGCAGCTGCTTATTACAAAGGAAAACCATTCGTCATATATTCTGTTGGCGACATTCAGAAAGCTCCAATAAGCAAGACGTTAACGAAAGGTATGAAGAAGTTTCGTCCTTTCTACGCTGATCCTTTTGCTTCTTCAAATGGGGGACCTTACACGGCTCCCTCTGGAGAAAAAAGGGTCGACGGTCCAACGGAATCGAGGAAATATCTTACAGATATGTTTTCTGGCACGCCTAAAAAATACACATGGGGAGTACAAGTTGTCGCAGCCGTTCCCCATGCTTTTAAGGCGCATAACCTCATGATTGCAATTAAAGACGAAGTAGCAAAACGAGCATCATCGAAGAAGATATGGTAAGCTTAAAGACATTATACTACGGTATTGCGAAAGCAGTAAATGGTATCTGTGATAAGGGGTACTACCAAGACAGACCAGCTTCAGTCACTGATAGACCTGATAGTTATATCGTCATTAGTCTTCCTTCTGCTGTTTATAACAACGAGTTAGGGGAACGTGGTGAGTATAATGATTTTTCCACTTCTATCATTTTGGAAATCTATGTAAGAGATATTGTATCAGCAAGTAATCCTAATAGCATGGATATAAAAAAGATGGACGAAAAGGTGAACGCTGTTCTAAAATTATTTCCTATCAACACTAATGAATTTAAGATAAATAATCCACAGATAACCCTACAGACGAGTGATAAGTCAGGATTTCATGTAACATTCATACAAGGGCAATTAAGAACAAAGTAAATTATTTTTTCACACTTTAAAGTATAACATTATGGCAATGAAAAAGAAAACCGATTTGAAGGACATTTTCTCTGGACCATCTACTCTCATGTACCAAAAGGCAGCGGTAGATCTTAGCAGTACAACCCCTATTGCATTTACACCAGAACTTGACCTTCCAGTGAAGGTTGACTCCTTAAAGATTGAGCAAGGTGACCCAACGCTGACTCACTACAAGGTAATCGGCATGAATGGCGACTGGCAGTCAACCGCAGAGATTGGAGACTTCGAGATTTCGTTCACCGTTCCAACAAAGCACGTAGATGTTTTGAAGTGGGCACACGGAGAAAGTGCTGTTAAGGACAACGTTCAGGCTACTATTGGCAGTACAAACTACAAGGGCCAGGCTCTCACTCTTACCAAGCACAAGATTACTGGTACGTTCATCATTGAGGACGATACACAGGAGAATCTCCTGATTCTCTCTGGTGTTGCTCTCTGGGCAAAACCTATGATGGACGATGGTAAGGTTTACGCTATCGGTCTTTCAGGTACACTGGAGATTAGCGACAAGCCTTCTATCTCGTGGTTGAAGAAAGCATAAGCTAATCTCAATAGGTATTAGATTTTAGGATAACAACAACGCAAGGGCGGCTGGCTTTCAACAAGAGCCGTCGCCCTTTACTAATTAAAAGAACATGGCAACAAAAAAGATAGAGCAGCCAAACGTAGAACTTCAAGAAGTCCTTGATGATATTCTAAACGAAACTCCTACAGAATATACTTTCAGAGGTAAAAAGAGGATGCTTGGTTGGCTTCATAAGGGTACAACGAGAAAATTTACTCATATTGAATTAAAAGAGAAAAATGAATGGAAGAAGCGCATCAAGCAGTGTGCGGTTGTACAGCTCAACAACGTCTGGAAGATACGCTTTTTCTATTGGCTCTTGTGGCGATACTACTATTACATCATTGACCTTGACGTATGGGAGGTGTTGGGTGTTCTTAATGTTGCTAAAAAAAAAATACAATCAGCAGCATTTCAACTCACTACCATATTAGCGACCGCAATGACGGATGCGATGATGACAATGACGAAAGCGGAAGCAGAGCATATCCAAGCCGAACAAGCTGGGGAGGAGCGTTTAGCTTAGCGGAGAAATTTAGCTTTCTCTTTGAACGTCGTTTCGGGATACGTGCATACGATTATTGGTGGGGCTATACGTCAGCACAAATTGACCTTATGGCAATAGATCAACCAACGATTGTCTATCCGAAGAAAAATGATAGTAAGCATGCAAGTAAAGCCGAAATAGACGAACTAACCGAGGCGTGGGAGAAGAAGCATAAAACTTCACGTGTTGGACAAGAAATTTCTCTCAACGATTATTTCAACAACGATATTAAACAAGATGATAAAGGATAACAGTGTATGGCAGACGGAAATTTAGGAGAGTTAAAATTTTCTCTTGGAGTTCAAGATAACGTATCAAAAGAACTTAACAATATAATGACCAAGTTTGTGAATATGGATATATCTGTCAACAAGGCGACAGATTCTATTCGCAAACTCTCGGCAAAACTTCGAGAATCTAATGGTTTGAAAGGGGAAGGTCCTTCAAAGGAAATGCTCAAAATGGCGAACGCTGTTGATGGTGCAGCTACGAGGATAGTTCGCCTCAGGAGTGAAATTAGAAAGACGTCAGACGCTATCAATCAGATAAAGGCTATTCCTAATTTCATGAAGGATGCAAATCTGATGTCGTCTTTGAATAAGTTGCAAGGATATTTACGCACCCTTAATAGCATTGACGGAAGTAAACTACTTGATGGAAATCGTATTCAAGCCGTATTCTCAAACGGAGCAAGATCTATTCAGGAAGCAAACGCTTCTCTAAAACAATTTAAGGATTCCGCTGCTCAAACAAAGAGAGCAATGGAAGCAAATACAAAAGCTGTTCAAGATTTTGCTTCATCCTTCCGCCATGCACAGGATGCGGCAGGGAAAACATCACAAGTCGTTGGAGATTTAAAGAGTATATTATTGCAAGGCGGTCTTGTGTATGGCATGCAGCAGTTCACCATGAGTGTTATTCAGACTGGTGGTGAAATAGAAAAGCAACACATTGCGTTGCAATCTATACTCGGAGATTTGCAAAACGCTAATGAGTTGTTTGGTCAGATTAAGAATCTCGCTCTTGAATCTCCATTCACCTTCTCTGAATTAAATCGAGATGTTAAGCAGTTGGCGGCATTTGGTGTAGAGACAGACCAGCTCTATGATAAAACCAAACGTATTGCGGATATTTCAGCGGGTCTTGGCGTATCATTTGAGAGATTAGGTCTTGCATACGGACAGATCAAGTCAAGAAGCTGGCTTGACGGAAAGGAATTGCGTCAGTTAGCATACGCAGGTCTTCCTATGCTTCAAAAACTTGCCGACATGTACACTCGTGAAAGGGGAAAAGCCTTTACAACGAGAGACGTACGTACAATGATTTCTAAAAGAGAGGTCTCATTCGAGGATGTTGATAAGATTTTCGACGAACTGACAAATAAGGGAGGGCAGTTTTATCAGATGCAGAACACTCTTTCTGAGACCTTGCTTGGTCGATACCTAAAATTAAAAGACGCATGGGAGATTATGCTTAGTGGGTTTGCTCGTGGTGATAGTGTTGTGGGCGGAACTATGAAGCATATTCTTAATTCTGTGACAGCTCTTGTACAAGGCTTTGATAAGTTAGGGCCAGTGATACTTGCTGCGTTTAGTGGTGTTGCTCTTAAAAAGGTTGGTTTTGCAATTGGTGGAGGTACCGCTGCAAGTCTTTTGCAGGCAAAAGGGGTGTTGGCTGCTAAGTATCAAGAAAAAGCTCTTTCCGGGCAACTTGAAGCTACAGAGAGAAGAATACTTGCTACTAAGCACCTTATAACAACAGAAGACTTAAAGGCTCTGGCTGCAAGTGGTGCTATCACTAACAAAGAGGCTCAACGTTTATTGCTTTCCAATAAGATAACAGCTTCGCAATATGCTCAGTTAGGTGTGCTTACCGGCTCATCTGTTAAGATAAACGCCATGACTGTGCGAATGAGAGCGTTGAATATGGCCGTTGCAAACGGAAGTGCATCTGCTTGGCAATCCTTCGCTTTGAGAGGTCTTGCCGCAACCAACATGGTTGCTGGTGGAATAAAGTCAATAGGAGTTTCTTTGTGGTCGGCAATTGGAGGATTACCTGGTCTTATCCTTACTGGTGTCACCATGGGGCTTGTTCATTTATGGCAAAAAAGTGAAGAGTTAAAGCAGGCTCAAAAGCAAGCTATGGACGAGCTTACCGATAGAGCTAAACAGCTTAAGGAGTTTCTTGCAGACAATGATATAAAGAAGGCTATCGGTAACGGAGGTCAAGACCTTATCAATTCCATTGACGCATATAAGGAAAAGTTAAAGGAACTTGCTCCTTATAATTATGAAGCGTATGTGATGCAAATGGAGGAAAAGGCATCACACGAAGAACGTTTGAAATATCTGCGCAAAGAGCTTGAGCTACTTAAAGAGGCGAATACAGTATCTACCAGAAGATCTGATAAGTTTATTGATAATTTTGGTGGAAGATTTGAAGATATTGGTGATAATATAAAGGGGTTGCAACAATCTGTCGACGATTCTGGTAAAAACCAAACGGCTAAACAGATGTTTAAAGAATATCGTCGCAGCATAGACTCTACAATCAAGGATATAGCTGAGGATATTCTTAAAGAGTTTCCTGACATCGCAACCAATCCAAAGACTCAAGAGGCGTTCAAACAGCTGAGGGCCAATCTGTATGCGGCAAAGAATTTCTCTCCCGACCAACAAATGTATGTTGATATAAAACTTGATGAGTTGCTCCATATTAAAGATGATAGTCGTTTCAAAACAATGGTGCAAGATAAGCTCTTGTCTGTTGTAAACGAATCTAAGATTATCCTCTCAAATGGTGTCGAGGAGACTGGGGCTATGCTTGCAGAAAAAATAAAGTATGGGCAGAAACTTACAGATGCTGAGAAGAAGAAACTGGATGAATTATTGCATACAGCTATTTCTAAACTAAAAGCAGATTTTCCTGAATATGCAAGCAATCTTCAGCACCTACTCAACAATGCTAATTTTGTTGCAAGTGTTAAGCTGAATTTTGTTGGAGAAAAACCGACGGGGCTTCAAAAACAGATATATAATAATTTTCCGTTAATTTCAAACCCAAATGTACGAAACCTTGGTACAAGTTGGATGGGGGAAAATCAATCTATTGACGAGGCTGTCAACAAAGGCAAACAAGAAATTAATAAACGTCTTAACGAATTTTTGTCAAGAAAAAACGCCTTTGTCAAAGGGAAAATTACCAAAGACGAATTAAATAAGTCAGAAATTGATTATAATGACTCTGTTTCGGCATTGCAGTTAGGCTATGGAGTAACTTACAAAGGCGAGAACACTGGTCTTAACAAGAAGTTTCAACAGCAACAAGAGAAAGCAAAAAGAGCCGCAGAGAAGGCTAAACGCGATGCTGAGCGTGCTGCCGAAAAGGCAAGGAGAGAGGAGGAGCGTCGTCAGCGTGAAATCCTCCGCACATGGCAGAGCCGCAAGAGACTGCTTGAAGAGTATTACGAAACATGGAATAGATGGCGTACCATTGAGGGAAAAGAGGATGCAAAAACACGTCTTCGCAATGATAAACGCTTCAATAATGTAAACAAGATTTATTCTGATCCAGAGGACTTAGCAGGAAACTTGTCAAAACTCGTTAAGGGTTATGAAAAACTTGCCAAGACGGAAGATCAGCGTAATTTCCTTGCAGAAACACGCACAGAAGCCGCAAAAAAAGAAGCAGATCTCGAATTTAGGAACGCAGAAAGACAAGCAAAAGCACTTAGTGAACAACTTGATTTATTATCAAAGCAATATGACATTTATCAGAAGCTTTCAAAGTTTACAACAAGTGCCGCTGCTGCTGAGTACGCTTTTGGCTCATATAACGTAAGTCGTGCTGGGAAGGGAAGCTATTATGGTTATCTGCGTGATACATTAAACAGCTTGCAGGGCAAGAAGGTTACTCCAAAAGCGTTTGTCGATAACAGTATACCAGATAGTGACAAAGACAAAAGAGAGCTTGGAAATGTCCTTGTAACAGCAAGCACAAAGCGAGTTGACTTCGGTCCTGACGGTCTGGAGGGGGTACTGGCTATGACCGACGCAGAGATTGAGGAAAAGTTTGGAAAAGAAAGACTCTTGGTCAAAACTATTCTTGATTACAAGAAAGAGCGAACTGCTCTTGATACCGAAATCGCTGAAAGTCTTTCAAAAGGTTATGAGTTCGAGGAGGATTACGCAGCACAGATTGAGTTTAATAACAAAAAGCTTGAAGAACAGATTGAACGTCTGCGAGAGCGAAACAAGTTATCAAGCGATAATCCTCAGTATATAAGCAACGATACCCTTGCTGAAACGGAATTGAACCTCCGTAAAAAGACAACTCGTGAAAATAACGACCTTTCTTTTAAGCAAATGCAGAGAGAAACTGGTTGGAGCGTTGCCCTTGGAAATCTTGGAGCGATGTCAAGTGGGGTTGTTGACCGTATTAAGAGGGAGATTGAAACAAGACTTGATGCAGGTAATCTGTCAGATGACGAGAGAAGTAAACTCAATGAAGCTCTTACAAAGTTAAATGAACAATTTGAGAAGAGTGATCCATTCTCTTCTATAGTCAAGGGCTATGATATTGTTAAGGCTATTGATTCTATTCGCAATGGAAGTAAGGATAAAAATGGTCAGTACACTATTGACGATCAAAAGGCACGTTCGGTTGGGTTAAAGATTAGTAAAGACAATAAGTATTCAGATACAGACCTTGATGAGGCGCAGGCTAATGTATTTAGAGGCTTCGATACGTCAATTAAGGCTATTTCTGATGGATTCCAATCATTACAAACAGTACTACAACCAGTAGTTGACCTATTTGATTCCCTCGGTAACAAAGGAATTGGAGAAGGTGCTCAGATTGCTGGTAAGGCTTTTGGTAGTGCAACGAGTGTTGCAGGTGGTGTCAGTAGCTTAACTAAGTTAGCAGGAGAAAGCTCTCCTTTAGGTAAGGTGCTTGGCAAAGCAGGCCCATACGCAGCGGCAGCGGCAGCAGCAGTAAGTGTATTTTCCTCATTATGGAACAAAAAAACAGCGTCGCAGAAGGCTTACGAAAAACAGGCAGAATACCTTAAGAATATTCAAGGGGCTGTCAAAGAGATTAATGGTAGCCTAAAAGAAAAAGTATCTTCTTCTTATGGCTCACAATCTCAGATATATGGAGATAAGATAAAAAATAATCTCCAGACAGAGGCGCAAGAATTAAGACGCACGTATTCTCTTTGGACTGAGGCGAAGGAGCGTCATGGAGGTCGCAGAAACTGGGTAAAGGTTAGTGACTTTGCCAACAAACTCAACGAGTGGCTTAAAGAGAATGGATTAAATGAGGCAAAGATAAAGGAGTTATACTTTCAGAGATTTGGATGGTATAAACTCAACGGTGATGGTCGTAGCATTAATAATTTTGGTGCACAAGAAATTCAGTGGCTTGATGGTGATATCCTTAAGCGTTACAGAGAGGAGCATGCAGGAGAGTGGGCTAATCTCAATTCAACTGCAAAAGAGATTTTTAATCGTCTCATAGAAATAGAAGGCGAAGGAGGAGAGATTCAGAAAACAACCGAAGAAACTGCCAAGGCTCTTACAGACATGGATTTGAGTTCTCTGAAATCGGAATGGGTAGACCTTCTTAACGACCTCGATTCTGCAAATGAAGATTTCGCTGACAATTTCGAGAAACATATGAGAAATGCCATTCTTAATGGAATGGTTGCTAATCAATATGGCGAAAAACTTGCAGAAATAAACGAGGAGAATGCAAAACGTGGAGGAAATGAGAAGGGAAATAAGTATGTTGCAAAAGATGGCAGCATAAAAGAGCATACTGGCAATGACGACTCTAAAGATGTCTTATCAGAATACACAGAGGAAGAATATCGTCTTTCTGCTGAGGCGTACAAAAATTGGTCAGAACAGGCGCGCCAAACTCGAGATGTTTTAAAGAAGATTTATGGATGGTCTGACAAGGATAGTAAATCTCGCTCTGGAAGCAACATTAAGGGAATTACAGAGAATACTGCTGATATTATCGCAAACTATCTCAATGCCATTAGACTTGATGTATCTGTTGACAGACCAAATATTCAAAAGATAGCTGATGCAGTTGCAAGTATGCCAGAGATAAGTGGTATTGCTCAGTCACAGTTATCTCAACTCACAACACTTGTAACCCTTGCACAGTATCGCAACGGGCGGCTTGATGATATGTACGACTGGATGCGGTCAGTTACCAAAGAAGGTGGTACAAAACACCTTTCAATATGACGAATTAAAGGCAGAGCTGATTATAAACTCTGCCTTTAATTTTAATTCTTCCTTGTAAAAACCTCTGGAGTATCGTTTGGTTCGTCCTCTAACACAAATGTCAGAGTTTTACCATTATTGCTTATATTATAAATAATTACCACATTGTCTTCATTCTTCTCTTTTATTGTTTTGCCAAATCCTGTAATCTCTCTTTCTTTTGTTTCCCATTTTATAGCAATTTTGTTCGGCTCAACTTGTTTCCATTTCCCACGATAGGTGTCTGTATAATTAATCCAAACGTTGTTATTGTTTAAGTCGATGGTAGCATTTGTAACCGTCTCTTCACAAATACCATTTGCATCAATTTTCATATCGCTTTGCTCCCATTTCTTTCCATCCCATGTTTTCCTAAACTTGGAACTCCACGTTCCGATAATATTTGGGTCTGTACTGAACGATTCGTTATCTTTTGAACACGCAGTAAATGTTGCAGCCATAGCTATGGCAACAAGCAATAAAAGTAAATACTTTTTCATAATTTATCGTTTTTAGTTAAAATATATTTGCAAAGGTAGTGATAAAACGCTACCCTTGCAAATGTTTTGAGATTGTTCTACTTGTTATGTTGATTTTCTGCTATTTTTCTTGCTCTGAATAGTTGTTATGAAATAACACTACTTTGATGCTATATATGTTAATATGAGAAGTCACCAGAGAACTTCGCTTTTTTATTCCATAAGAACACATAATAGAATATTTATTCATTAATTATTGTATATTTATGCAGTATTTTGTATATTTGCACAATAAGTTTGCAAATATATGAATTACGATAAAGTATATATTCAGAAAATGAAAGAGGGAGCAGCTGTGAAAGAAACAGTTGCCGACTTTGATATTTACTGTGCCGAGATTCCATTTAGGTTGTTTGTTGAAGCAAAAGACCCTTCAAAACGCGATTGGATGGATGAGCATGGCGATGATGAATATATACCAGACGGGGGGCTTAAATTGAAAGCCTACACTATGGATGTCAAATTTTGCTGCAAAGGTGACAAGTTTTCTTCAAACGCAAAAATACAGAAGTTTGTTGAGTATCTGACAGGTATGGATGGTTCTGGTGCTGTCATGAAGATGTATTGTACTTGGACCAAGATAGGTCGTAGGGAAATTCGCTTTGACAAGCTAAATGACAAAGCAGAACTTGTTAGAGATAGTGACGGTGATACTCTTGTATTCACAATTACATTTAAGGTTAACGACCCAGTAAGCAATATAACTCCTATATCAGCAAGTGGTGTAGTTACTGAATTAAGAAAGGTATAATAATGAGCGAATGGATTATTAAACATAGTGACGGTAGTCCTCTAAAAGATGCAAATGGCAACGATGTAACCACTAAGACTCTTGAATACAGCGGTTCTTGGATGGGTGAATGCTTTGTGACTATAACTTTTAACAGTTCAGTCCCAATATCTTTCAAAATTGGCGATTATTTGACTTACAGAGGTGAGATTTTTGAGATTAATTACGACCCTGGCAAGATAAAGCAGTCAAGGCGTAACGAACACGGAGAAGCATTTGTTTATAACAATGTTAAATTTAACGCAAAGCAAGACGAGTTGGCAAGAACAGAGTTTCTTGATGTTGTGTTGCACGACAATAATATCCATTATACATCGCTAACAAAATTCTCTTTCTATGCTTCCTCTCTTGATGATTTACTTGACAGAATACAAGCAAATCTCGACGAACAATGGGGACAGGGAGAATGGAAGATATATAGTCGCAATAAGCTACGTTCAGGTCAACGTGGGTGTGTAGATGCAGTGTGGGATAAAACCTATGGCTCAGGCGTTGCTGACAATGTCATAAAATCAACTTCAATAACCGCTGATGGATTAAACTGTTGGACTGCTTTGGCATTGGTTAACAGCCAATTTAATGTTAATTTTATCGTTAGAGGACGAAACGTCTTTGTTGGAACAGTAGGCTTACCAACCTCAATGATTTTTGAGTATGGGAAAGGGAGAGGCTTGTACCAGATAGAGCAAAATGCAGATAGCGAGCAAGCCATCACTACACGTTTAAGGGCGTATGGTTCTACTAAGAATCTACCAAACAGATATTACGCAACGCTTAATTTACAAGCATTTGCAACTGTATCATCTATAGAAACTAAGGGAGGTTCTGACGGAAATTATAATATACAAGCTCATCTTGACTTACCCTTCTCAATCGCTTATTTCTATAATCAATTACAAGAGTTAAGTGATGGTAGACCGTCGTATTTAGTAACAATGGAATGTGGTGGCTTTAAGGTAAAAGCCTCTGTTTTTAAAGCAAAGAACTCAGAAAAGACTTGTTTTTTTGCAGCTCATAATAACACATTAAATCTTGCAAGTCACCAAAACGATCTTGCCGATATTCAAAATTTCGGAAATGCGGTTGAAGTTGGTCAAAGAATCACTTTCCTCTCAGGGGTGAAAAAAGAAAGCTTCCCAAGAGATAACAAAACGTACGCAACAGACAACCTGCCAAATAATATGGCGGTTGACCACCTAATGCTTCCAGGATTTCCTAATAAGTCACTAAAACAATGGTGGGAAGAGCAGTCTAATGACGTAAGGGATAGGATTTATGGCGGAGAAAAATCACACTTGTTTTCTGAAAATAAGTATCGCCCGTTCATTGACTCTGCAAATATTACAGAAATCGGAGTACGACCAAATTCAGTGTACTTTGAAACTGAAAACTTACAGGAAGGTCTTGTGGAGATTTTCCCTACCATTGAAGAAATGGAGGTTGGCGGTGTCAGAATAGATGAGATACAATCGGCTGACAAAATAGAGGATAACGGTGTGTTTAAAGACGGGGCATCCATTCCTAATTTTCATATATATCTAAAATCAGCTATTGATTTTGACATTAATGACCTTATAGGTAACTCAACAGAAACTCCTACAATTTCAATGAGAGATGGAATGTGTGGAGGACGCACATTCCAGATTAATTCTGCAAAAAAGTTAGGGGATGGAAGTTGGGAGCTTAATTGCCAAAGAGTTAAGGACGAAAGTCTAAACCTTTACTTTCCATATAATGACTACTTGATAAAAGAAGGAGATCACTTTGTTCTGTTAGGCATTCCCCTACCCGATTCTTATGTTGAGGCAGCTTCTCGAAAGCTATTAAAATACGCATTAGAATATCTTGACAAGAATGACTATACAAGATACATCTACGCGCCAAAGATAGATGATGTCTTTATGGCTCGGCAACACGACAAAGCTATTACCGACACAACTGGTACTATTGTGTCTCTCCATGATACAATTAAGGAGGGTGACATTATGCAATTTGATGACAACGATTTGAATATCAATGGGAAAATTGCGATAGACCAGCTTACGATTCGGGAAAATGAAGATAAAATTCCTTCATACGAGATTACGCTTCGTGAAGATAAATCTGTTGGTACTATTCAGAAAATACAAGAGAAAGTGAACTCTCTTTGGAGTGGCAACGGAGGTTCTTTTGGTACGGAAGGGAATAATCTTACAGTTCCACAGATACAGCGACTTATCGAGAGCTATGGCGGTCAAAACTTTCTTAATAAGTTGAAACCCGATACCGCCCAAGAGGTTATTACATTCTTAAAGGGTGTTGCTGTCGGTAATGGGTATGGCATAACTGAACTTGGCGACTTGTTTGCTCGATTTATCAAGGCTAACTCAGTAAAGAGTGATGATTTCCGTTCGGGACTATTGGATGGTGCTGGCTATGGCATTTACAAGGACGAATACGGAAAGTCCATAGCAGAGGTAGATAAACTCAATGTAAGACAGAAAGCGACCTTCTCGGAGTTGGAGTATAGACGACTTGCTTTCACCACTGGCGATGTTGGATTCACGTCAGCAAGTGCGCATATTAGTGATGTTATTCCGATTGATAATACTGGTGTACCAATCGTAAAGAGTACCATTTACTTCCAATCGGCAAACAAACAGGTGCTTGTGAACAATGCTTTGTTGTCGTATAGCACTACTCCAAATGGAAAGACAATTACTGCTTATCGTTGCTATTTCTTGGCAGATGATGGCGACAGACGTACAAGCAACGATTGGAGGATTGGAGACCAAGCGATGTGTAAGACTTCAAATCTTGTATCACGCACAGCAGGCAGTTCTGCAAACAGATACTATTGGCGTTTAGTGGTAAACAAGGGAACGGAAACTATCAATGGGAAATTATACCACTTCGTAGACCTTTCGGATATTCGTGGCACGCTTGAGCTTACTATTGACGGCAAACAATATACGTGCATAGGCTATGATACAAAGGCTGATAATGACATCCCAAAGGCTGACGATGACATTATCCAATTAGGAAGTCAGACAGATAAGGATAGGCAATACGCTCACATCATCTATGTATCAGAGGGGAAACGTGTGGACTATGCAGGTATCAATAACTACGACCTTGCTTCACACATTATTAATGAGTTTAGTCCTAAAGAGATAACGGTGCGTTCAGACCGTTTCAAGATTATATCCGCAGCAGGTGCAGGAGTAAGTGGTTCTTTGGTGTGCGACAGAGGCGAATGGGTTGAAGGCACAACAGCAGGACACTATGATAGATTTTCATATCAAGGCTCTCTATGGCTCTGTAACGTGGGCAAAGGTATGACAACCGCAGAAGCCCCATCAGAGAATAGTAGAGTATGGATTAAGCAGGTATCACAAGATGCTGCATACACTATTTCTATTGTGGTTAAAAGTGGTTTAATTCGTAACGGAGAAGGTAGCGTAACACTGGAAGCAACGCTCTATAAGGGCAATATTGATGTGTCGGACGAATATCATCATTCTGTGTGGTCATGGAAGCGCAATAGCGGTGACATCATTTCAGATAGAGCATGGGACAACACGCACCAAGGAGTAGGAAGAGAAATAACAATAACGGCATCAGAGGTTGTTTCAAGTGCAACTTTTGATTGTGAAATAAACAACTAACAATGAAAGCAAGAGGACAAATAACTATTCACAATGTGCGTGACGGAGAAACAGCAGAGTTCTATCGCCTTAAAGTAGTGCGTGAGGAAGCTGTGGTAAATGGCGAGGGTGTCTTAAATGGTACTTTTAGCTATTCTATCGAGTATGTAAAGGGTTCGGTGACGACCATAAAGAAAGGAAATAAGAATGAGTTATATGTTGTGTGTAGAACAAACACCAACGTAAACGTTCCTATGACAACAGGGATAGAAAACAGCGGTACTTTCACTCTCAATGAGTATGTTAAATCTGAGAACAGACCAGATTTTTTCATTGTTGAATTAAAGAAGGGTAACGAGGTCCTTGAAACAAGAAACATTCAAGTAATGATGGAAGCAGCATCATATACTAAGATTGTTAATGATATGCGTGAGAGTGTATCTACCAATGGCAAGGATATTACTACTATCAAGCAGAATGCAAAGAGTATTAGCTTTATTGTCGAGGGACTCAAAAATGGCGCAAGAAATCTCCTTACTGGTGGAAAGGTTGAAAAGACGTATCACACATACGGATATAGTGAGGGCAAAACAAATATCAAGTTGAAGCCTAATACAACCTATACAATGACAGTATCAGGTCATATCAGTGCTGATGCCATTGCGAAAGGTCAGACATTGCAAGCATACATCATTGCTGACAGTTGGGCGTGGAGTGCTGGTGGTGGAAATCTTGAAATCAACAGTGCAAAAGACACTATCAAGCATTATACATTTACCACTCCTAATGAGTTGCCAAATAATGGTGTATGTGTCTTTGATGCCTACCCTACCCCTAACAGAGAGCCGCAAGGTAAGAATGGCGATGTTACGATTAATTGGGTAGTCGTTACAGAAGGAACAGCCCCTGCTGCTGAGTGGATTCCAAGTGTTGAGGAAAGTTCAGAGGAGCGAGCGAAGAAAGTGGAAGCGAAGCTCGAAAATGGTGAGTTTAGAGTAAAATCAGACAAGACTGTATTTGTCGATAACAATGGTAAGGAAACTGTGCTTATAGAAGGTGGCAAGCTATCAGCAGCATTGATTGATGCCGTTAAACTTGTAGCCCTCGGCATACAAGCACAAGAAATTGATGCAAAAGAAGCAAAGTTTAAGAATCTCACAGTAA